CGCGGTCCTTTGGATGGCTATTGATGAGCACGGCACTTGTTATCTTTACGATGAAATGTTTATCCCCGATCTGACTATTCCCGAGATTGCGGCAAAAATGAGAGTGAAGGAAGCGGGAATCGAGCCAAGGAAGAGGCTGATCGATCCGAGAGCGAAGTACATAGACAAACTTCGCGGCCAAACTACTTCTGTTCAGATGCAATTTCGGCAAAACGGCATTGCGTGCGTGGAGGCGAACAGTAAATTTGAGTCGGGGTTTTATAAAATCAATGAACTCCTGACTCCCCGCCCGGTTTATGGCGATGCGAAGAATCTAAAACCGCGGTTGTTCGTTTTTAAGACTTGCAAGGAGACTATTTTCGAGTTTGAGACGTGCAATTGGGAAAATGAGGATAAGGATAATCATCTTTTGGATGGTCTGAAGTACATCGTGAATGATAATCCCGTGCGCACATGGACGGATGAGGAAATTCAGGCGCGGAACCGGGAGGATCGGGAGCGCAGGCAGGCGATGAATGCGGTTACGGGGTACTGATGACCATATCACATAGAAAAACCGGCACCCAACCCGACAATCCGAACGCGGAAATTAACAAAGCCGAGTGGAACGACGATCATATTATAACGAATAATCTTGTTGTCCCGAAAACCAGCGGATTGGGGATACAAGTAGACACCACCACCCCGTCTTTTGGTTGGCGGGACATTTTAGGCAATATGAGGCCGGATACGGGAGGGGTGAATTCTCCCACCCTCGCGGTGGTTAGAGGCGGGTCGTGCAGGGAATTCTTTTACGCCGTTAATGACAAAATGGACAAAGATTATCACATCCCGCATGATTATCTGTTGGGAAGCGATGTTTTTATTCATATCCATTGGGGGCATAACGGCACCGCGATCAGCGGAAATTTCACGGTTACATACTCGTATAGTTATGCGAAAGGCCATAATCAAGCGATTTTCCCGGCGGAAAAGTCCGTGGTTATGACTTACGCAACGGTTAATCTCGCCACCACTCCGCAATACATCCACCGGATCGATGAAGTTCAATTATCTTCGGCCGGCGGTTCGGCAACGCTTCTTGACTCGGCATTGCTTGAGCCTGACGGTGTTATTTTGATGAACATGACCGTAACCGTCATTCCCACCATTACGGGAAGCGCAACGCAAAATAAGCCTTTTATCTCTTATTTTGATATGCATTATCAGTCAACGAACATAGCGACAAAGCAGAAGGCCCCGGATTTTTATGTCTAATGGCGCTCTTTAATGGAAATGTTTTCGGATACCCTGAATTCAATACCGGCGTTATTTTGGGCGGCGGCGGGACCGGGAGTGCGGCGGGAGCACGGTACGAATTTAAAAAATCGCCCTTTGATGAGTTTCAGGCAGTGCCGGTTTCGTCGTCGCTTATCGAAGGAGCGGGATATCAACCGGCATCGAGAACGCTTCGGGTGCGGCTGCATGACGGCGCGATATACGACTACCACAATGTTAGTGAGCGCACCATGGGCTTTTTTACAAAATCGAAAAGCGCGGGAAGTTTCTTGAAAAATAATATCGAGAAGCAACATACGTTCGGGAAGATCAAGTCGGGATATAAAAATAGAAAAGTAAAAAATTAGCGGGAGGAACCATGGCTCATGTAAATGCAAGCACTCCATTTTTAGGCGGGAATACTCTTCATGTGACATCCGGCACGATTGAGCTTTTGCTGGCCAAAGGTGAATTTAAGGTTCAGCGCGTTTATTGGGAAGGGCCTACCCTTGCCAGCACGTCAAGCCTCATTATTTCAAAGCAAAATACAAGTTCGGAGACAACCTATCTCAACATGAAGTGTGAGACTTCCGGGAAAAGCCAAACTTTTAATTTACCCTATGGCACCTGGTGGAGAGACCCCTATATCCATTGCGTTCCTACGGGTGATTTGTGGATTTATCTTTGTTAAAGGAGGGTTTGATTTATGCCCGCAGGAAGAGCGCATAAGGAAGAAAAGAAAATGTTTACGCCGTCTGTTCCCATTCCGCGCAAAGCAGAGCCGGAAGATTTGAGCAAGATTGGAGTGCAGAAAACCGGCCTTGCCATGGGTGCGGCGGAGGCGATTAAGAAAAACAGTCTTGCCATGGAGAAAGCGTTAAAGGAGACCGAATAATGCCGAGTAAATCACTGAAGCAGCATCAAGCCATGTGCGCGGCGATGCAAGGAAAAAGCAGTTCCAAAATACCCAAATCCGTCGGCGCGGAATTTTGTCATGCGGATAAAGGGAAAAAATTCAGCAAAAAGAAAGGAGGCAAATAATCATGGCGGGTAAGAAGGTAGTGAAAAAGGAAAAGAAGATGCCGATGAAGGAAAAGAAAATGCCGATGTACGGAAAAATGATGAAGTAAGGAGCCACATTGAACGATCTGGAAATCAAAGTCGCGCCTGATGTTGAACGCAAGGTACTCGCCTGGGTAATAGATCAGATCACGACGGCCCTCCAGGACCGCGCCGAAAAAGAACAGCGTTGGCAAAAGTGGATCAACCAGTATGAGGAAAAATTACCCGTAAGGAAAAGCTTTCCGTGGCATGGCTGTTCCAACATTTCCTTGCCGGTCACTCCGATAGCCGTGGAGACCATTCATGCGCGGGAAGTAAACACCTTGTTCAGCATCAGGCCGTACATTCAGATCAAACCGAAAAAGAAGCAAGCGGACAAAGATAAATGCGCCGATCTCGAAGTGTTCCTGGATAAGATTTTCCAGGATGTTTTGGATTTTTATCGCAACGGTTCTCAGTGGCTTTTGGAAAAGAACAAGATGGGGACCGCCTACCTCAAAGCCTACTGGGTGTATGACAAGAAAAAAGTCAGAAAAGGAAACAAGTGGGAATTTGAAACAACCGATGACGCCAAGATCGATGTGATAACCATCGAGGATTTGATCTATCCCACCAATGCGAAGGATATTCAAACGTGTTTATTCGTCGCTCATCGAATCAACGGCATTAGTTGGAATTATCTTACCAGCAAGGAAAAACTCGGCATTTATAAAAATGTCGATAAGATCGCCGGTTTTTACCGAAGCGATACCGTTACGAAAGAATCCGGCGCGGATATTCAACGAACCAAGGAAGACATTGAAAAATTAATTCGCTCCTCTCCCGATGTCCTTCGTGAGTATGAAATTCACGAAGTGTATTTTGATTACGATATCGATGGGGATGGGTTTGCGGAAAAAACCGTAATGACTCTTGAGAAGAATTCCGAAACCCTTCTTCGTTGGATTCATCACCCATACAATCACGGCAAGCGTCCCTTCATCGTTAATAAATACATGGAGCGCGTCGGCAGGATAGACGGCAAGGGCATTTGCGAGATGTCCGAATATCTCCAGGAAGGAACCAACACCGTTGTAAACCAGACCATAGACAATATGACCATTGCGAACGCAAAGGTCAATAAAGTCAGAAAAACTTCCAAGACGGATATTCCCAAAGACGGCATTTATCCCGGTTGCAATATTTATCTTGATGATCCCGCCACCGATCTTATCCCTCACGAAATGGGAGATGTGCATCAGTCTGACTTTGCCCTGCTTAATCTCTTACGAGACTATCACGAACGTCGGACCAAGGTAACGGATTACACGCTTGGCAAAGAATCATCCATGATGAAGTCACGAGCGACCGCTACCGGGACTCTCGCTCTCTTGCAGGAATCAGGACGGCATTTTGATCTGGTGATAAATAATAGCAGGCTGGCCGAGGTCGAGCTTGCGTATCAGATTCTTGAACTCTACCAACAGTTCAGGCCGGACAAGGTGTTTGAAGTTGTGGGAAGGTCCAAGGAAGAAGAAGCGAAGAAAAACCTTATGCAAAAGGTCAAGGAAGTGTTGGGTATTGATATTCCGAATATGGAGACGGTTGCCCTGCCGCCCGACCTGGGAAACTTGCGGGAGAACTTTGAGTTTTATTGCGCCGCGACTTCCATGTCCGTGAACAAGGAAATAGAAAAGCAAACCAATCTCATGCTCTTGCAGCAGTTGGGCGGGATCTTCCAGCAAATGCTACAACTTCTTATGATGATGAATAATCCGCAAATTCAGTTGCCGCCTGAAATCGCCAAATTCACCGCCGGAGTCATCGCGTCATATTATCGCATGGCCGAGGATTTGGTGCGGTCCTTTGAGAAGATCGATGTGAAAAGCTACCTTCCTGAACTTCCTGAGATCGTAAAGCAGGCTTACAGTCAGGGGGGCGACGTGAATTCATTACTACAGCAGATCGGGGGAATGATAAATG